ATCCATCTCAGCTTTACCAGCTGCCGGGTGTAAATGTTCAATGATTACATCTGGTAAATAAATAAGACAGCCAAGATCTATTGCTAATTGTTTTACAAAGTTATCAAAATACAAATGCTTGCAACCTGGAAAAGTGATGCCTCTCAGCTGATCAACAATATCCCTAGTCATTGCAAAAGCTGTAGGCAGATTTTGTCCTTGTAATAAGTCATCACCATAGGCAATGCCGGTCTTACCTAATAACGCTTTTTCAAAAGCCTTATCCCAATCCAGCGATCTAGGCAGGTGATCATCACCCATGAAAATGTACAGATCATAAAGAGGAAAGCGACTGTAATCAAGTAAATGCACCGCAGCATCATTAAGAGCTTTGGCGCAGCCGCCTGTTTTATTTTCCGAAGGCAAACACTTATAGTCTTCATTTTTTGCATACTCATCCCATTTAGGATCATCATTGTCTATAACAGCATACAGATCTACAGATGCGTTTGTGCCAAGAAATGATGCAGCTAGTCTAGCCATGTTTTCAGGTCTGCCTCTACTTGGCACAATCACGCAGCTTCTCATGAGAGAAGGGTATGCAGGTTAGTTTTTAGTTATCAGTATTTCATAAAGCGTGTCTAGCTTATTTTCTATGCGCCTGACTCTGCCTTCTAAATTATGCCCACCATTGTGGTCATCTTTAAGCTCTGATAGATAGTGTTTGACAAGCCATCTAATACCTGCAAAAACAGAGGCAACAATTGTTAAAATAGCTACTGCAAGAGCGGCCATGTCATTGGCACTCATTTACTATTGCGGCCAAAGGCCTTATCTTCGCCATCAAAGTATCTAATCAAAGGGGCGACTAGCGCACCTGCAAGGATAGATAGCTCAGGGCGTATATCAGCTACCAAAGCTAAAGCTGTAGTGACAGTGGCAGCGGCTACGCTGCGTGCATAAGATTTAACAATTGCCTTTTGTTTTGCACTAAGTTTCATTTTATTCCTAACTGTTTGATTTTATTTTGCACCTGAGTTTTTGTCATGGCTATTTCAAAGTGCATCTCATCCTTACGCTTTTTGTAATTACCGCCCCAAGCCAAGCCATACTTAACCAAAAGCAATTGTATAGTATTTGTTTGCTCTTTTGTAAATGTATTTGACTTACCTAAAGGGTGTTTTGTAGCGTTCAAATCTACAGCTGTACCGGATGAGTGATTGCTTAGGACTTTATCTGATCCTCTAGTCATTCTAAAAGCATAACCCCAGTCATCTAATTGACCTTTATCAATAGGCTCTACAAGCTCATGAAACTCTTGGCAAAATGCAACAAGTATTGGTGCTACATCTTTTGCACATGCAATCTTGAGTAATGTGCCGGGTATAGCAAAAGATTGTATTCCTATAGCTTTGCGGTCTTCACTAGCCGGCCATCCATTAGGGCTAGTCAATTCAATAATTTTTGCCATCCATACACATGCTTGTCAGCCAAGTAACAATTTTGCTTCCTCAGCTGTAATGCCAAGTCTGTCAAGTAATGCTTGGCGTTTTGTTTCTTTCGCTTCGGCTTGCACTAATGCCTCTGCTCTTAATTTCTCATTAGCCTTATGCTCTTTAAGTTCCTCGGCAGTTAAATCTCTGTAAATGCCTTCACCTGTAAGTGCATCAAATTCATACATTCTTAAATCGCTCATTATGCTTTCGCCAATCCATAGACTGTTACTCTGCCTGATATGTTGCTACCGCCACCCACAGTTGGATCTGGTAATAATCTTATTCCTGTGTAGTTTTGTGCATTAACTCTGCCACCAAAAACTCCCATATGTGTTCCTTCACCATTTGAAAATTGTCCTCTTACTGTTGCCCACTCTGAAGCATTACCAACATTACTAACAAAAAACTGTGCGCTACTTCTAGATGTAGCAGATGTGTGAACTCTTGCTACAACAAAAGTTGCACCAGCACTTTTGCCATTTGTTTCTAAAGCATCTGAAACATTATATCCAAAATTTACAGTGTAGTATTCAGTAGTTTGAGTAGTGCTTCCGTATCTAAATTGCATACCAACATAAGCACCGCCACCTACTCCTGCCAAATCATCTAAAATTACTAAATAATTTTCATAACTTGATGAAAAGATGCTATCTATGTTTGCACCTGTGCTATTTGTAAATGTTGTTGAAGTAATAAAAGTTAGACCACTTGCACTAGCCGCCGCACCAGCACCCTTAATAAATATAGCAGCGGATGTACTGGTAAAATCTAAAGTACCACTCTCATATTGTGCTAATGCTAATGATGCAGATGTATTAACTGTGGCTGTACCAGCTGTAATTGTTGCAACGCCAGTGCCTAGATTTGTTACTTGTACTGTGTCACCGGCTGCAAACAATCCGCTATTAACTGTAATTGTTGTAGCACTTGTAGAGGTCATTGATATTGCAGTACCAGCATCCGCGGCTACTAATGTGTATGAAGCTGTTTTATCAGATGCAGCTCCGCCTAGCATGGCAGTCTGTTGTAAAGATGTAAGCTGACTGGCAAGCAAAACTTGGCCAGTGGTAAATGTTTGTTTTGCCATGTATCTCCTAGTAGCTCAAACTGTCCTCATCAAGTACACCATCAACGGCTGAGTCTAGCAAAAAACCTACCGCAAAGGGTTGAGCACATGAAAATGTTACAAGAAAAGAATTAGGGGTGATCTGGTATTGCACCCCTGCTATAACACTGTCACTGACTACATTGCCGGCAGGTAAGGTTTGTGTGACCTCTATTGGGTTAAAAATGTCAAGCTCTAAAGCTGCGGTAGTCCTAGCAGGATCATTTTGACTGTAGGCATCTACAGTCAGAGAGTTAAGCTGTATATCAACACCTTGCTCTTTGCGTGAGGCAATGATCATTTGTGCCTGTTGTAGAGCATCTGTTTCAGTTTGCATAATGCCTGATCTAACCCGGCTGTGCTGAAAATAATCAGCAATGCTCGCAGTATCGCTAGCAGTTTGGCTAGTCAATCCAGCCGGTGTGACAGTTACTTTGTTGATCATTTGATAGTCAGATATATCAAACTCAACATTTTGATAGGTTATATCACCTGATCCATCAACATCTGAAAATTTTGTAAGCGCAGATCCAGAGGCAGTGATGATGTCACTCCTAGACATAAACTTAACAAAGCCTCTTTGATCTACATACAAAGCCCCCGTTTCTGTCTGCTCAATCTCTTGCAAAGATGCAAGTAAAGATCTTGAATTGCCGCTATCGGCTTGGACTGTAGTAGTAGCTGTTGTAGATATGTCCCTCATACCCACTGGCCAATCTCCAGCATCAAGCAAGCTTGTAACCCTTGCAGCTGTGGTTTGTCCAGCCGTACCGCCTGTGACTGTAGTCAAGGTAGTCAGGTTTAGCAGCTGAAAACCATCTACACAATTAAGTGTTACATAGGCGGGGTCAAATCCTGTAGGGCTTTTGTAGTTCCACTCTTGCACATAAAAACATCCTAGGCTGTAGTTTATGTTGTTAAAAGATGCGGTCATGCGGATCTTACGCATAGGTTTAATTTTGCCATACAAAGCTGAGGATGTATTGGCAGGATTAAAAGTACCTGTCTGATCAACAAATACTATCTTTGCACTGCCGCCTATAAATGAGTCAGATGATCTATTAAAGGCACGCTTTATGTAACACTGTGTTACAAAGGCTGTTATATCTACAATGTCCGCGGCGGTAGTACCTAAAACAGCTGAGTCTAAAACTGTATTTATATCATCAAGGACAAGGCTCGGATCAAAGGAAGCTCCGTTGCTAAAATCTATCTCTGCCTTTAATACTGCCGCTGACATTATCTACCTAGGTTTGCTAACTGGGTAACTGCACCGGTGCGGTTTAAGTTATACAAAACATCTTGGATCACAGATTGTAATTGACCCTCAGAAATTACAGAGCCTTGTACATTTACAACTACCTTTGTACCCATGCTACCCATGCGATCAAGGGGAATTACAGCCTCAGCTCCAGCTTCACCAATCATTGCCATTGTAGGTTTATTCACAATGCCACCCTCTGCCATGCGTGGTATTTCAAGCAAAGATTGATAATAAGCTACGGCCTCAGCTGTCAATCTACCACTTGCCGCTGCACCTGAACCTGTTGGATCACTTGCACCAAGTTTTTTGCGTAAATCTTTTCTAACCTGTTCTCCATAAGCAATTGGGTCAGCTCCAGTTAAAATTGCTTTTTGTATGCCAGTGCCAAAACTACTAATATCTTTACTAACCTCTGGTACAGGAAATTTTTTCTTAGATAGTTCATCCATCAAAGCAAGCATTTTGCGTAATTCATCATTAGCTGCAAACAATTGTTGTAAGTAAAGTAAAACCTCAACAGTAGTAATGCCCCATTTTTTAGCTAACATTTCAACCTCTGCGGTTGTAATTTGACCATCCTCAATAACTTTTAATACATCTGCGTATCTCAAAGCTTCATCAATAGCTTTAGCGGTACCATCTGCTAATTTTTGTAATAACTTTACGCGGATCTCATCCTCAGCTGACAATTTACGGCTTAAGGCAGCTTGTAGGTTGATCTTATCTAAGTCAAACATTGACTCAAGCTCTGCCTTTTTCTTGTCTAGTGCAGCTTGAGCAGCTTTTTCTTTTGTAAGTTTTTTTTGTTTATCTAATGCGGCAGCGGCAAACTTATCAAACTTTGCTTGCAGAGCGGCTAGTTTTGCGGCAGCGGCTTTTTGTTCCTCTGTTTGCTCAACAGTTTCTTTTGAGCTTTCAGCAATCTTTTTACCATCCCTAGCTAAACCTTGAAATCCCTCAATCCAACCGCCCAATACAGGGATGGCTTTAGCAGAGCCAAAAAAGAATTTTAAGATTGGGTCATTTTGAATTGACTTACTTAGCCCACTAAAATTGTCTTGTATTTTTTTAACTTTGTCTGCTAATGCAATTACAATGTAGCCGCCATTTAATCCTAGTAGTTCAAGTTTTGAGCCAAAGACA